TTCGATGTCGATACCTTGTTGTGCTTGAGCGTCTTGTGCCGCTTCAAATGTCCAACGAGCAGATAGTTTACGAGTTTTCGCTTCTACTGCTTGTTTTAAGATTTGAATTGACATACGCTTACCAGCATTACCTTCTAATGAAGCAGTGTTATCTGCTTTATCAGTCGATCCACCACCTGAATAGCCTAAGCCAATCTTGAATGGTGATAATGCTTCTTCACCCGCTACTACGTCATCAAACGTATCTGAGTAACGTACTCTTAGTGTGTGAATTTGTGATACTGGGCCTGTCATAGGCTGTACACCAACAATCTCGTTTGCGATAACCGTAGGCATCACACGTCTGATTACTGGAAGAATCACTCTATTTAATGTTGCAACATTTCCTGCGGAAGTTGCACCAGCAGTTGCCGACTCAGCGAGATAACGTCTAGTATTCTCGAGAGTGACGTCCATTACGCTTTTCTTGTGTCCGCTAAGACCTTCCATTAAAGCGTCTTTGGTTGCCTGCCAGTTTTCGTTGATTATTTCTGACATTTTGTCCTTCTCCTTTTTAGTTTAATCCCGCTAATTTGCGGAGTTCAATTAAGTTTGACTTTTCTTCTACCGGGTGTTTTACTTCTTTATTGCCTGTTACTTCTGTTCCCTCATTTAATGCCTGTTTTTTAGCAGTAGGAGCCTTATCCTCCATTACCGCTGGTAGATATTTGTCAAATGCTGTGTGCAATTTCTCAGTTTGCACTGACTCTAATAGTTCGGACATAATTGCTTTTTTGTCTTTACCTAATGGAGCCAACAACTCATTCATCACTGCAACACGTTTCGCGGAATCTTTAGCAACAGCAATTTCTGCTTCCTTAGACTCAACTAGAGTGGTTTTCTCTGTGATGGTTTTCTTAGCCTCGGCTAGTTGTTCTTCTTTCTCAGCAACAATCTTCATCAACTTCGCAGTTTCTGATTTTTCGTTCAAGTATGAGTTAGAATATTCATTAGCAAACGCTTCGAATAGTTTTCTACCAAAGTGATTTTCACGTGCTGATTGAATGTCTTCTTTCAACTGTGAAATCTCTTCAGAGAGTTTCTTACTTACAGTTTCCTTAACAATGTCCGCTGACTTAGCAACAAACTTTGCTTTAACTTCTGCAAATTTTTCTTTGGCTTCTTTTACAAGGCGTACCTTGGTTTCTGCCAAATCTTTCTTGTCTTCTGCGAACTCATTGATTTCACTTGCGAGTTGCTTAACAACAAAGTCTTCGAGTTTTGAAAAGTTTTCGCTGACCTTAGCACGGTCTTCGTGTAACTCTCCAATTTCTTTAGTCAACTGCTTGAGCATAAACTCTTGCAGTTTCTCAGAATGCTCACCGATCTTCTTCTTATATTCAACCCTTGCTTCCGCAAGTGCTTTCTTATCTTCAGCAATTTCAGCAATTTCTGATTCTAAACGCTCGGAAACCATATTGTCGATCGCTTCGACCATGTTCTGCTTATCATGTTCGTAACGTTTCGCAAATTCCTCACGGAGTTCAGCAGTAACAGTGTCTTTGTTTTCCTTCACTTTTTGGTCCCATGCTTCTTGTAAGTCAGTGCGAACTTCCTCACTTAGAATGCCTGTTTCAAAAAGTTTATTAAACATATCACTCATTGGCTTCTCCTTTTGTTACTGCAAGCCTTTTATGACTCGTAGCATCTGTTCTTTGAGATACTTTTGTGCTTTAGCATCTTGCGATACTTCGTGAGCCGCCCTAATCGCACTATAACCACCTTTTGTATTCATAAAGTGTTCATAGATTGGTGTAGGATAAGCACCCGGCGCACTTGGTTGTGCTACCACATCTACTGTGATAATTTCAAATCCGTTAACTTCTCCAGTGGATTCATTAACTTCACCTGCTCCACGTGAACTGACTCCCAGTTTCACACCTGACTGCAACATGGTTTTAACAAGATTGCCCATTGGGGTTGGCAAAATTTTCATCTTACCAAACCCATTTGGGCCATCCATCCACATATCTGTAATCATATGCGATACACGATCTAAATTGACCTTTAAATCATCTGGGTGATCAACTTCACCTAGTACAGAGTAACCGCCGTCGATCTGATCCTTGAGTGTCTTAACAGCGTTGCCTATCTCGGAGACAGGGTAGATACGCTGGTTTGCGTTTTTAACACCACCCTGAATACAAATGCCTTTTAAATAAAGAGATTTGTCTTCCCCTTCACCTTGGGACTCAAGGGTGACTTTCGCCTGATCGAACGTAAGATGTTCTCTTAAGTATGCCATATTGGCTAACTCCTAATTACTCAGCACTCTTTGGTGCAGATGCTTTCTTAAAAGTGTCTCCGGCTTTTGAACCTGGCTCATTCTCGAAAGAACGTCCCATGTCTTTTGGCTTTTGAGCACTACCGCCCTTTTCTTCACTACCGCCAATTGCGTGTGCTTTAGCATCGTTAGGTGCCTTAGCATTGCTCGCTACTGGACTAGCAGTGTTATCAGAACCTTCGGAATTAGATGGAGCAGAAACCTTTTCGACATATTCTCTCATGGTTTCGCCAGCGGATTTTGCTTGTTTTGCTTCATCAACAACTTCTGCGTCGCTATCTTCTTCAGATGCTTCGTATGCCATTGCTTCCTCTTCGGCTTCTTCTGATTCTTCTTCACCTTCTTCTTCGCCTTCGTCCTCATCGCCTTCTTCTTTGTCGCCCATCATGGCTTCAAATTCTGCTTTAAGGTCGTCTAGTGCGTCTTCAAGGTCTACAACACGGTCTTCGATGTCTTCATGATCTTCTTCATGGTCATCCATTTCACCGTCTTTGTTATAATCCATGTCCATGTCGTCATCTGCTTCGTCGCTTACATCCTTCATCATCATGTCTGTAGCATCGCCGCCGACTTCTTCGACTGACTCTTCTTCAAAGTTTTCTTCAACTTTGTCTTCGTCTGCTGATTCTTCAGTTGCTTCTTCAACTTCATCTTCTTTAGACTCTTCAGTTGCTTCTTCAACTTCTTCGTCTTTTTCCTCAGACTCAATTAATCCTGTATAGATTTCTTTAGATTTCTCTACCACGATATCGTGGAAAAGTTCTTCTGCTTTTTCTTTATCCTCGTTTACGAGAAGATCAAGCAGTTGTTCAAATTTGCTTGTATCTGACATTTGTATATCTCCTTTAGTTTATTTGTTAGGCAAGGCTGTCCATTGTATTTACGAAAAAACCACTTTTACCAGTGGAAATAGGTGTATTTTCAGCATTTTTGTCAAAACGCTGGTTAAAATAGTTCATTTTCAAACTCAGAATATGTAATATTACTAAAATTGACATAATTATTTAACTGTGCGGGACAAAAATCACCCTTTTTAATTACCCTTTTGAAGGTAATTTCAGGATTAGAAGTGATGCATGTTTCCGTTTGTCTCAGCCAATTACCGTAATATGTTGCTGGTTCTTTGCTTTTTTTGTAATTTTGTGTGTCTGCATATATGTTGTTAAATTTTTTTCCATCGTTTAACCCCATATAATCAAAGCCTAGTATATAGATTGTCTTGTGATTGTCTTTGGTTGCCTTGTAAAGTGCCGTAGGGCCTGAACTCCAACCCTTGCTGGGTTGAAAATAATTTAGATTTGAATAGTTTTTATAACCGTTGTTGTAGTTTGTCCATACCACATGATTGTGATGATATCCATCACTTACTATTTCATGTACCATTTTAGGATCTACTGCTATAAGAACGTCGGGTTCAAAATGTCTGTACATCGCATTACAAGCATAGATATTACCCTTGCCACGCAGTGTTTCTAAATCAAAATGTTGTCTTGAGGTACCGTTACCTAATACGAATGCTATGTCCATAGCACTATTTAAACGGTTTTATTAAAGGCTTGCTTCTTCTTGAGCAGGTTGGCCGTACATCTGTTGAATGAACTCAATTTCTTTTGCTTGTTCTATTTCTCTTGCTTCAGATGTGCGTCTAATTTCGTTAATCTGTTTTAGTGTTAGTCTAGTTTTTCTAGTGTCGGAAGGTTTGACAACAGAAATATCTCTCTGAGCATCATAACGCATATCATCCTCAAAGTTTTTTCCGTTTTGATCAAAATAAAAAAATTCTTTTAACAACATACTATTATTTACCTTATGTTTCTTCGCCGCCGCCTAGGGGAGGTAAACCTGCACCACCTGTATCACCACCTGCGTCATCTGCTGGAGGTTCAGGAGCATCTGCATCTGGTTCAGTTGAACCTAGATTGTCAAGGTCACTTTGTATTCCGCCTGGTGTAACACCTGCTCCACGCATTTCTTGACCGCTTCCAATGTTGTTAATTGCTTCGCCTGAATTTTCTTCACGCCATAGACTTTCGTTTTCTGCCATTTCTTCTTGGCTTAGTCCTAGGAAACGTTTTAGTGCAAAGCGTTTGCTCATATAAGGTACTTCTTGTAGTGAAGCAAATGTGTTTACACGAGAATTATCCATTTCTGCTTGTCTGTAACTTGCAAAGTTTTGTGGTGGATTCATTAAAACATCAAACAAATTCATGTCAATGTTTACGCCTTTGGCGTTCAAATACATTTTAAATTCTCTGTCAAACAGATAAGCAACAAGATTTTGCAATCTTTCACAGTATTTGTTGAATCTTAATTCTTGAATATAAGCAGTGCCTACCCTACCATCGTTGTACTGTGCGGCAGAATCGTCTGCGCCGGTAGGTAAGTAAGAACTTGGAATACGTAAACC